ATTCCACTCCATAGGTATGAACAAGCTATATAATCCCGAGCTAGTCTGCCCATTGCGGTTTCTTCTGGTAACGTCTGAATCATCGTATATTTTTTTATAATTTCTACCTCCTTTATCTAAAGCATTCGACGTTGAACCCATCATACACTTGCCGATAATTCTAGAACCTAATCGTAAACAAGTTTTTGTTACCCTCCAGTTATTTAATATATTATCTGGCTTTTCCCATTTACCAGATTCATCGTGTACAAGTAATTTTAATTTTTCACCATCATAACTATTGTCTCCAGTATTTTTCCAGTCAATAGTTGTATCTAATCCTTCTAATTCTTCTAGTTTTTCGTTAGTATCTAATTTTTTTCTTGTAAATCTACTAGCGGGAACTCTATAAGCAAGTTCTGTTTTTGGTCGATCCATACCGTCTTGAATCGGCTTGAAGAAGAAAGGGTAGTTAACGGAAATTGGTACAATTTTATCGGTAAACATTTTCTTCGCATCAGACCCAGACTTTGACAAGACACCGTATCTAGCATCACTAGAGATAGTGGCAAGGTTGACAATTTCGCCTGATGCCATGAATGAAAAACCAGACCGTCTGTTTTTGAGATAGCACATTCCGTAGCAACGTTTATCTGCTTTGCAAGCTTCCCAGAATATGAAGAATAATCTGTTTGCTTCCCTAAAATCTGGTTGCCCAACATCAATTTTGGACCATTGCAAGTACATGTAATGAGTGCCAGTAATATAAGTAGCTTTACCTTTATTAGTAAACCAATAACCTTCGTGACGTTTAGTAAATTCTTCATCAATATATGTATACCATTTTTCTTTAAACTCTTCAGGATATTCTTTCCAATCAAAAACTGTTTTTATTCTTTTTAATTCTTTAGGATATTCTTGAATTTGCCATTTATTAGTTTTATCAAAAACATTTTTTTCTTTTGGCAAAGCTATTTTTAAATTTTGTATTTCATATATTTCACCAATCTGACCTGTCCTGCTGATTACAATAATATCATATTCTTTGTTGTAACCATACTCCCATTTTTTTGATCTATTAATTTTACTAATTACATGAGGCTTTATAGGATTTATTATTTTGTATAAAGTTTGCTCGTACATTATTTAGATCTTCTTTCAGCAAAACCTCCAAAAGATTTAGCTTTAACTTCTTCTTTAGGTTTTTCATTTAACATATCTTCTTCTTCTTTAATACGGTTAAGTATTTCAAAAGCATCAAATATAGCTAATTTTTTAGTAGCAGCAGCATTTTTTAATCTATCAGCCGATATATCATCATCAGAATCAACAATAGCTTCTTTAGCTACTTTAATAAGTTCTTCAACTGCTTTGTGCCCAGCTTGGATTATATTCTTCTTCGTTTCCTTGACGTTCATATTTAATTACAATATCATTTGATTTCATACAATAAAGACGCTTACCATCAACTAGAAAATCAAACTCTCCATAAGGTTTGTAACCAATAAGATCTCCCTCGGTTATTCCTAGCGCTTCTAACGCATTATTACCGTATTTTAATATACCAATAAGGCTTTCTTCTAAATTAGCGTTTATATCATCATTATTTTTTATAGGATTTACAAAACATCTATCGCCAAATGATATCCATTTGTTTTTGTTTTTATAAAGATATATTTGATCAGGTTGAACAAAATATAAATTATCCTTAAAATATGATTTACTATTTTTTTCGTTACCTCTAATATCATAAAATCTTCTAAAAACATTATGATGAATCATTACTTTATCACCTTTTTTAATAGGCGTATTGAATGCTAAAGGAACTTCAATAACTTTTGCAATATTATTTACTGATTTAAAACTTTCAAGTTTAGTATTTATTATAAGGCTTTTGTCACCTACTTTAATTTTATTATTATATCGCTGACCTAATGGTTCAACGATAAAATCATAAATACTTTTCATTAATATTCTAAATCATACTCAACAGATATAGCCATGTTAGAATTAAATTTCTTCCATGGCAATACCTCGTTGTTTTTTTTAATGTAAATGTTATAAGAATTATCTTCTGTATCAAAGATTATATTAGAGATCGTGTGACCTCCGTATACAGATTGAGACAAAGAATAATGCATTGCATCAGTTTTATAATCAGATCCAATGCTAATTTTTCTAATAACAGATGACATTATTCCTCTTTCTTTTCTTCTTCTTTTTCGATAGGAGTGTAGGAACCGTCTTCAAGATTGATATTAATCGATCCGTATTCTTGTTCTAGTTCTTTTTTAAAGTCTTCAGTTTGCTTGTTAACTTCATGGAATCTAGATAATACTGCGGTTTTTTGGGCTTCTAAAAATCCGACTTCGTTTAATAACTTATTTAAGTCTTTTTGAAAGTTTTGAATTTTTTCTAATTGGTCTTTTTTAATATTCATATTGATTAAATTTAATTATTTGCCTATTGATTTAAATTTTTCTGCACCTCTTGAACCGAAATAGGCAACATAAACAGTTATAAGAAGTGATTTTAATAAATCTATCCATCCAGTATCAATACTAAATGGTATATTTAAACCATCTAACAAAATAAAAATAACAAGAGATATTGTTAAAAATATTAATGTTATAGGTCGTGTATTTTTTGAAAGCCATGAATCTGATTTCATATCGCTGTCCCAGCGTTTAGAAATCTCTTGTAATTCAGTTATATCTTGCTCTAATAACTTAAGAGCTATTTCTTTATCTTGTGGTGGTAAATCTTTATCCTTGTCTATCAAGTTTTTAACCATGCCTAGCGCACCTTGATCAGGCAATATATCTCCTATCACATTTATAATACCTGATTTACCCAGCAAAAACTGACCAACTTTTGTATCTTTAAAATTCTTTTTAGGTTTAGACATAATTATCCTGCTTTATACGCGGGTTTTTCCCAAGGTAAATTTCTGTTTGATTCGTTAAATTCTTTTCTTAAATATTTTTTACCTTTAAAATAAACCGCTTGATTATCATAGTGTAGTTCTCCATTTTTCATTTGGTCTATGTGAACTTGCTCATGATTTATAGTATCTTCTATTTGTTTAGGATTTTTTAAATCTTTATTCAAAAGAATATTACCTTTTTTATCAGCTCTACCCATAACATTTTTTTCCATAGGCATATGAACTATGGAAGCGTTATCTAATGTATAAAATGGTTTAATTTTAAAAGCCATATCTAAATAATGAAAGCCGCAGGGCCTAAACCCTGCAGCGTATCATAATTAATTATTAAGAGAATACTACGTCACTAACTGTAATACCTGATGGTAAAGCAACTTTAGCTTTTACACCACCTGGATTAGCTGTTAACGCATAGTTAATTGCATCTCTTACTGAAGGAACAGTTCCTGTTGATGTATGCGTAATTGTAGCTTCGTCAAGAACACCGCTGCTAAACTTGATTACTGTAGTTGTTGCTGAAGCAGCGTCTACTCCTATAATACTGTCTACTCCGATTAAAACATCTCCACCGTCAAGCCCAGCTCCCGATGAAAAAATTGAGATAAATTTTGCCATAATTTTTAATTTTGTTTGTTGTTAATGATTGTTGATTGTTGTTATTATTTTTTTCCGTATTTATATTTTGCAGCACCAGCTAAAACATCGTCTTGTAGTTTAGATATTTTTTGCTTGTCTTTTTTCATTTTATTAGGACCACCTAAAACTTTAGCTTTTATATTTTTTGGATCCATATATATTCTTTTGTTAATTACTTCACCATGTCCTGGTAAGTCATAACTTTTTAAATTACCAACTTTAACTGATTTTACTTCTTTCATTTTACCAGGTCCTTGCTCAGCTTTACTAGCGTGAACAGCTTTTCTTTGAGCATCACTTTTATATTTGCTCATACCTTTCTTTTTTAGATCATCATAATGAATATCTTTTTTTAATCTAGATATTTCACTTCTATCATACGCCATTTTATGATCTTGCGACATACCGTATTTACCAGGCGCTGCTTCAATAGCACTTTTTAATTCTTGAGGTAATTTATCTTGATCACCTACTAATTCTCTGTGTGGCCCTTTGTATTTAGCCATACCTTTGTCATAAAATTTATGTGGTTGTCCATATTTACCCATTCCATGTCCTCCAGAAATTACTTTTCCTGGCCCTGGAATACCACCACCTATTGTTTTACCTTGTTTACCCATAGTTTTGTTTTTTGATTGTTGATTGTTGATTGTTGTTATTAACTTAAAGCGACTATGTCTACTACGCCGCCACTTGTACCTGTATTATAAACTTGAACTACGCTAACTGGCAATATAGATCCTTTAATAGGATTTACAAAAGTTATAGCCTCGTTATTTATAGTGTGAACTTTAATTACCGCTTCTGTATCATAACTATATGTTAGCGTTGCATTTTCAGCTATAGTATCTGCTTGTGATAAAGTATAATTACTAGCATCAACAACTGTTGCTACTAATAATCCAGCATCTGGTAATCCAACGCCTGTAACTCTCATGCCAACTTTAATTAATGGGTTTGGAGATTTTAAACCTACATTAACTGAGTTGTTGACAACGTTATTGTTTGAAGTTGTTGTAACAGGTAAAACACTCGGCGAATTACCAATATATAAATTATATTCTTTCCAGGCACCTACTGGAGTTGAAGCTTTTGTTCTACCATCTATAAGCAGTGTGTCACTTGGAGTAACTGGTATAGCTGATTTGTACGAGTCGGTGTAATAATTTCTAATCATTTTTTTTTATTTTTTTTCTTTATTTTTATTACAAAAGTTTCTAGCAGCTTCTTTACTACCAAAACCCCATTTTTTA